TCGCTTGCCTTGGCTTCTAGCCAATCCGTGTAGATGCTCATTTTGCACCCCCAACCTTAGCAATGATCTCGCCAAGATCTGGCGTTTCCCACGCATCAAGCTTGCCGCTGCGGTCCTTAGCCAGCCATAGGCCATCGGAGTCGCACATTAATGCACGCTGAGTCTTGCCGTCTTCGTCTTTTTCAATGCGAAGTGCGAGCACCTCATCAAAGAAGTACGGTAGTTTTTGCGCGGTTTTATTTCCTGGAAGAGACGGGAAGTACAACATGCGCCCCATTTCATCCTGCTGCTTTTCTAATTTAGCAGTCATTAAAACGTGCATATCCAGATCACGGAAGGCGCGAATAATCTCGCTCAACTGCACATCCATCTCCCCGTATGCTGCCCGGCCATCCTTGTTTATTTTCTTCTCGTGAGCCAATACTACCTCGGCAATTTCAGAGATGGAGTCCAGAACAACCGACTCAAATTCGTCTGAAGATTCCAACCAAGCATAAGCTTCGTGAAGATCAGTCATACTTTTTATTTCTATAAAAGGTATATTGTCATCCTTCAATGAGAGCAGTCCGCCCTCAGCTGATAGAACAACTGGTTTAGGTAGTGTCTTCGACAGCGTGGTTTTACCGCAACCCGCTTGACCGTAGACCAAAACCTTTAGACCCTTATTGCTTAGGTCGCCTGTACTTAGTAGCTGTATAGCCATTATGTTTATCCTTTTTAAAACTTCGGCTGGAAAGATTTCCGCTTGAAGTTGTTGCTATCGTATCCTCTTTAATGCATGATAACAAGCATTGAAGGTAAAAAAATTAACATAAGGATGAAAAAAATGACTTTAGACCAAATCAGAGAGCAGCTTGCAGACAGCAACCTGCGTAAGGTTGCCGAAGCATGTGGCCTGCACTATAACGTAGTGACCAGGCTAATGAAGGGCGACACGGACCCACGCTACTCAACAGTTGAGCTTTTGGCCAACTATATAAAGGCGCGGGAACATGGCCAAAATATTTGATCACCCTTTTAGACCGCTAGAAGCTCCCAAGGCTGATCCGCCAGAATTCCAGTTAATCGCTGCAATGGTGGCGTCAGGATTAGTTCCTCCTGATAAGGTCCACCTCGATGGCCAGCTCCACAGATGGGGCGGAAGCGGCAAGCGAGACAAGAACAGTTGGTACTGTTGCTTTGCCGATGGCATTCCTGCTGGCAGATTTGGCGATTGGCGCTTAGATCTTGAGGTCACTTGGCGAGCAGACGTTGGACGAGCGTTGACTAGTGCAGAGCAGATGGCCCACAGTCGCAGATTGAGTGAGTCTAAAAAAGTTCGTGACGCTGAAGTGGCCCAGAAACGTGAAGTCGCAAGCCATACAGTTGAAACTATCTGGAGTAAGTGTACAGGATCTGAGGATACTCACCCGTACCTGCAGCAGAAGGGAATCAGCTCCCATGGCTCTCGTGTGACTGGCGATGGACGCCTGGCCCTGCCTTTATATGGCACAGATGATAGTATTAGTAGCCTGCAGTACATTAGCTCGGAAGGCGGTAAGCAATTCCATGCTGGTGGTGCAGTGTCTGGAAAGTTCTGGACCCTGGGCACTATGGACGAGGATGGACCGCTCTTTATTGCTGAAGGCTTTGCTACGGCGGCAACCATTACCGAAACCACAGGCAGGCCATGTGTTGTAGCCTACAGCGCCAGTAACCTGCCCGCAGTCACTGAAGTCATGCGTCAAAAATACGGTGCTGGCCAAGAAATAATTGTCGTGGCAGACAACGACGATCACGGCGTGGGGAAGAAATATGCAGATATGGCGGCTGACAAATACGGCGCTAAAGTGATCATGCCGCCCATCAATGGTGACGCTAACGACTACGCCAAGGAGACTAGCGAACAAGACTTACTGGATCTACTTTTGCCACCCTCCAGCAGCATCTACGACACACTTCGAGTGGTCAGCGGTGACTCTCTGCCAGAGGAATACAACGCCCCGGACGAGCTAATCCAGGACATGATTGTGCGTAAGTCGCAGTCGCTTTTGTTCGGTGACAGTAACTCAGGCAAGACCTTTTACGCTTTGTCAATGGCCCATTCTATCTGTGAAGGCGTGAATTTTATGGGAAAGAAAGTAGAACAAGGCGCGGTAATATACCTGGCAACAGAGAGTCCAGCAAGTGTCATCAGCCGGGTTCAAGCCATAAAAGACTACCATAACTGCCAAATGAAGAACCTTTTCATCGTCCAAATCCCCATCAATTTCTTTACCAGCGACCAACATGCCATCGAAGTTATTGCCCTCATTAAGCAGGTTGAGGCCGACACAGGCGTCAAGGTTAACCTCGTTATTGGTGACACATTAGCTCGCATGACAGCAGGTGCAAACGAGAACTCTGGCGAGGATATGGTGCCCATTTTGCAGCGCATAGACTCGGTTATTTACGAGGCTAATACTGCCTTTTTAATCATCCACCACAGTGGTAAAGATGCGTCCAGAGGTGCTCGTGGTAGCTCAACAATCAGAGCCCATATAGACACTGAAATCTACGTGGTAGAGGAGAATCTACAGCGCACAGCGACCATAACCAAGCAACGAGAACTGCCCTCAAAGGGCGTTGAAATACCCTTTAAGTTGGCCGTTGTGGAGATGGGAATCAGCAAATTTGGCGAGCAAGTCAGCACCTGTGTCGCAGTATTTGATGACGAAGAGCGCGTCCAAAAGGTCAAAAAAGACTCCAAAATAGAGAAGAATAAGAAGCTTATTGAGCGTGCCTGGTGGTCAGGTGGTGCAGAAATTCGCCCATTTAAAGACTCAAACGTGCCTTATATTAGCACCTCAGCCTTCAAAGAAATGCTAAGAAATGATGGATTAAAGGACTCAGCCATCAACAATTACATGAAGCCAAGCTACGATAATGGTCCTATATGTGTGCTAATAAACGGCGAAATAATCGCCAAACATGAGCATGGATATGTCATTTTAGACCTCATTATGGCCTCTGCTTTTATGCTCAGGAAGGGTAAATAATGGCTCTCAATAAAGGTACAAGAAGGTACATTGTACCTATTTTGTACCTTGTACCTTTTACCGTCAAAAGTGTACTAAAAAGGTACATAAAGGTACAACAACCCTTTAGGGGTTGTACCCTTGTACCTAAGTACTAACCCAAGTTTCTTGGCCTATGGTTAAGATCATAATTAAAGTGATATAATATTCGCTTGAATAAATCGACTGGCTAACGGAGACGATTGTGATGCGCTACAAAGATGCAGAAAAGAATAAGATCAGCGAAAAAGTATTCGCTCTCATGGAGACAGGACTTCCTTGTGGAAAGTCTTGCTTCAAGGTTGGTGTTCCTAAGAGTACGTTTCTCGGATGGGTGAAGCCGGAAGGCAAGCTTGCCGACCAGTACGCGGGCGCGCGCGAGGCAATGATACACGCAATTGCTGAAGAAGTGCTACAGATTTCCGACACCGAGCCGGTGTCAATTGTTGACCAGCACGGCATCTCTCGTTATGACTCTGCTGCAGTGCAGCATCAACGCTTGATGGTGGACAGTAGAAAATGGCTGCTCTCCAAGATGATGCCAAAAGTCTATGGCGACAAAACAACACAAGAAGTCACTGGTGCAAATGGTGGCCCTCTCACAATCACAGCTCTCGACCTCAAGAACCTGACGGACGAAGAGCTCGACAATATGGACTACCTTATGTCCAAAGGATCTAAAGAAGCTGACGTAAAATGAACTCGATGTCGCCAGCTCTTGTAGCCGAGGCCATCCAGTACGAAAGAGACAGGCGACTCGCCTCGGCATCACTGTACGCATTCGTTCGCCAGTCTTGGCACGTTGTTGAACCTGGTGTTCCTTTTGTTGAGTCCTGGCACATCCAAGAGATCTGCGAGCACTTGGAGGCCATCAGCTCTGGTGATATTCGCAAACTACTGATCAATATTCCCCCCAGGCATTCAAAATCCACAATCGTCTCAGTAATCTGGCCGATGTGGGAGTGGCTGACTGACCCGGCACAGAAGTTTCTGTGCGCATCTTATTCTGGTGCTCTCTCGATCCGTGACAATCTCAAGGCTCGACGACTGATTCAATCGCCCTGGTATCAAGAGCGCTGGGGTCACATGTTCAAGCTATCCGGCGACCAGAACGCAAAGCAACGCTTTGAGAACTCTGCTACCGGGTATCGCATCGCAACATCGGTTGGTGGTACTGCAACTGGTGAGGGTGGCTCCCGGCTACTGCTCGACGATCCGCACGCTGCCCAGGAGGCGCAATCCGATGCAATCCGGGAGTCATCGCTCGAATGGTTCGACCAGGTGTGGTCCACACGACTAAACGACCCCAAGAAGGATGCAATGGTGACCGTCATGCAGCGTTTGCATGAAAGAGACATCAGTGGCCACATTCTAGAAGATATTGGCGGGTGGGAGCATCTGATGATCCCGGCAGAGTGGGACGGCAAGCGCCGCAAGACTAGCCTGGGCCAGTATGATCCTCGCACCAAGAAGGGCGAGCTGATATGTCCTGAGCGTTTTGGTGAGGATGAGGTTAAAGATTTGAAGCGCCTGCTCGGTGTTTACGGCACGGCGGGTCAGCTGCAGCAAGATCCGAACCCATCTGAGGGCGGTATACTCAAGACTGACTACATCGAGATGTGGCCGCACAAGCGTGGCCTGCCGCCGTTTGAGTATATCCTGCAGAGCTATGACTGCGCGTTCACTGAGAAGACGACCGGCGACCCAACAGCGTGCAGCGTGTGGGCCGTGTTCACTCACGATGGAAAGCGCAACGTCATGCTGATCGACGCCTGGGATGAGCACCTAAGCTACCCGGATCTGCGCGCCAGGGCGATCAAGGACTGGGCCACAGAGTACGGCGGCATGAGCAAAGAGAGCGAGTTCTCTAGGCCACGACGACCTGACAGAATCTTGGTCGAGGCCAAAGCGTCTGGACAATCTTTGCTTCAAGACCTAAGATTGGCTAATGTCCCGGCGATTGGCTACAATCCGGGTAACGCTGACAAGGTTAGCCGGGCCCACCAGGCAGCCCCAACACTGGAGCTCGGCATGGTGTGGATACCTGAGTCTAAGAAGAATCCAGGCCACTTTGTGACCTGGGCGCATGATTTCGTCAAGCAATTGTCGAAGTTTCCTGTTGCGCCGCACGATGACTACGTTGATACTTTCACGCAGGCCATCATATATTTTAAGAATGATCGCTGGTTTGAGTTGCCACAGGCAAAAGATCCCGACGAGCGCAAAGTCGAGAGAACGGCTAGGACTAACCCTTACGCAGCTTAGGAGTACACTATTTTGAGAGGCAATGCATTCCAACGAGGCCGTTCACCGCTGCAGAGATTTGCTCAAGGCTCGGACGAGCCGGTAGCAGAGATCAGCCAGCCATACCAGCCATCCAGCTCAATACCTAATGTTATTGGTGACGTAATCACCGACACAGTCTCTGGAATGTTCGGCCCCATCGGCGCGTCAGCCATTTCTCTTGGCGAGCAATACTTCACCGACCATACGATGGAGGAGCTTGAGGCGAACAACGCAGCTTACAATAAAGCCTTTAACTACAATCCCCGGACCGCCGGTGGCCAGGCCATCAACAAGGGCGCCATGGATCTTATGACCCAGGGCGTTACGGCTGGGATGGAAGCATACAGCGAAAACAAGGACAGCCTGGGCCCGATACCTGGCATGGTTGACTACGGGCTTGAGAAGTACAACGAGCTCGACCCTGAGACTCAGTTTGCTTTAGGCAATGTGCTAACTGTTGGCGAGGTTCTGCCTATTGGCAAAGCGGCCAGCATGGTCAAGCAAGGAGTGAAAGGCGCAGTAGACACCAGAAGGATAGGCCGTGCAGCTGATTTAGTGCCGGACGAAAGCGCTTACCTGCCCCTCCAGGATAGACTGGAAGAGATGGGAGCTCGGCAGCTGGCCGTCGATGATGTCCCGCCGGTTCCGGAAGTTGCTGTTGTATTGACAGATATTGACCACCGCCTAACACCAATGGCGCGTGGAGTTGCAGATAAGCGAATTGCCCTGGAGAAAGAGATGGCTCTGCTAGAGGCGGAGCGATCTGGCAAAAAGCCAAAGGCTGTCCAGAGTCGCGTTAAAATCGACGACCTGGCAAAAACATTTGATGAGGACCACCTCAACGTACATGGCAGAAAGCTAGACCCGACAGTGCCAGAGGACCAGTTAACAGCTGCGCGAATCATTGCCGCCGACATCGACGAACAGATGACGCAAGCAAACTCCGGCGCAGGATGGTATGATGCCGATGTTGAGAAGACTTTCCAGATGCTGGGCGAGATACCTGGCCTAGAAGCATTAAAGAATAATGAGACGAAAAGAATAATCTGGTCGGCTCTTGCTGCGCCTACATCAATTGGGCAGAAGGTTATAGGCAACACGAAGGCGGCTACGGCTGCCATGTTGACCTATGCGCGAACCGGAGAGATCCCAACCGTAGCGCCAGGCAAGGGAGCAGTGACCGAAGGCATACAGAATGCTGGGTGGGGCTTCAAGCAAAAGTCAGTAGAGCCTGGCATGAAAGTCATATCGAAGCTGCTCAGCAAGTACGGCGAAGAAGGTTTTGCAGACTGGTGGCTATCGCCTCACTCTCTAAAAGAGTTGACAGATATTAGGAAAGAGGCCGGGCTAGGCGGTGCGCCTACCGGGCTAAGTGGCGGCAAAGACAGCATCCACCTTGGAGCTATGATTCTTGGCGACAAGACAGGCCGCTTCTCTCTGAACATAAATGGATACGAGGGGACCACGAAAGACGTTTGGTATTCTCGTAGCTACAACCGCGCATTCGGTCAGATGTTTGGCGCGAACGATCCGAAGACTGGGTTGCCTGTAGTTCAGGGCGGGCCCAGGAATCAAACTGAACGCCGACAAATGGAAGCGTTCAACCAGCTGGTGCTGGACAATACTGCGTTAAAAGGATTATCAGAAGCCGATGCACAAGCGGTTCTGTGGTTCTATGAACAAGGTTTATATTCCCGTCTAGGCGTTAAATCACGCCCAGGCTCATTTAGTGAAGGTGTAGGAGAAGTATATGGGTCTCTCGGAGTACGACAGCCAGTTCGCGGAAGCGATGGCATTGAAATTGAAATTGAACCGCCAGGCGCGCTCGAAGACTTCCGAGGCATCAGCGGTCGCAAGCGAGCCATCCGTGCAAACAGACGGGCTGGCCTCGACGCGGGCACCGATAATGGCGGCGGTAATCTCTCGGAATCCGGGCCTTACCGAAGCGAAATTATCGAGAATGATGGACGAGATGGGCTTTTAAGCTTTTCCCCTGATCCAGCTACTCTAGGCAAATACCAGGCGGCAGGGCTCAACCTGCCGAACATCAACCAGGTAGACTCGCCATCCAACGCCGCAACTTATAATACCGACATGACAGAAGCCATGTCTGGCCATGAGTTCGGCCCTCAAGTAGAAATCAAGAGTGCAGAAGACCTTGCTCAGGCAAGTCTGTTCCGCACCACCGATGGCAGCGGCTTTGCCATCAAGCCTGACGGCGATATTGTCGCCGTATTCACTTCCGCAGGCGAGCCCAAAGGCGGCTCTTACTCAATGATCCAGGCAGCGGTCCAAGCGGGCGGCAAGAAGCTTGATGCATTCGATACCTATCTTCCAGACATTTACGAGTCAGCCGGATTCCGTCCAGTTGCCCGACTCCCGTGGAACGACGACTACGCCCCGGCAGGATGGGATAAGAAGACGTTCGTAGAGTTCAATAATGGCGAGCCAGATGTCGTTTTCTTTGTCCAAGATTCAAACTACTTTGGTGGCGCAAAAGATGTCCCCATCGTTAAAGACTACGACCAGGCTGTTTCTCTTCAGGACCAGGCGCTGCAAGCTCTGGCCAATCCAGTAGAAGGTTTTGCTGCAGGCGGAATGGTTCGTCAAGAATACAACGCCGACCGCATCAACCAGATTGCTATGGATATTCAGGGTTACGCTGGAGGAGGCTTGATAGATAAAGCCATTCAGAAAGGCGCCGAGGCATTAGGCTTTGGCCATGACCGACAGCTTGCTATTAGCCAGGAAGCCGTGGACCTTACCAACGAAATGGTAGACGCCGGGCTGATCGAAGAGCGCTACAGAGTTGAGCTCTTGGTTCCCAAGTCTGGCGAAGAACAGACCAGGCAGAACGCTGGCATCAGAGGCGATGAAGAGGTATTCAACGCCGTAAACCACGCGCTATTCTCCTATGATGCAGGGCAGAGCAAGATTGCTTCCATTGCCAGCCAGGCAAAAGAAATGTACCAGGGCGTAAAGAAGAAGCTGAAAGGCGGCGACCCTAAGTCTGAGTACCTTGATTACTTTAACAACAAGTTCGGCTTTAACCTGGCAGAGCAGGGGTTGGATCGTAATCAAGCCAAGAACGCTATTATGGATAGCATTGGAAACATAGACCAGAAAGGCGTTAGAGGCCGACTAACTCGTGGCGAAGAGCTGGTAGGTGGTGAGGTCTTGGTGACCAACGCTGAAGACATAGACTATGCATTTGCTGAAGGCGGAGCAGTTAACGCTAAATATGACGCAGATAAGATAAATAAAATTGCACAGGGTATAATGTCTGAGAACTTTGCCGAAGGCGGTCCAGTGATTTATAACGCTAGCAGGATTAATGAAATCGCCAACCGAATACTAGAGGAGTTGTAACGTGGCTGAAGAAAACGAGATTGAAGTAGAAATAGAAGAAATCACAATGGTAGAGCTCCCAGAAGAAGACGAGCTGGAAGTTGAAGACACCGAAGACGGTGGAGCGATTGTTCTAATGGAAGAGATTTCCGTGAAGGAAGGCTCTGAGCACTTTGCGAACATCGTGGAAGAGGTGGACCAGCGCCTACTGAAGACCACTATCGACGACTTGATGACCAAGATTGAGCGCGACAAAGAGGCTCGCCAGAAGCGCGACCTTCAGTACGAAGAAGGCTTACGCCGCACCGGCCTGGGCGATGACGCACCAGGTGGAGCCACGTTCCAGGGAGCCAACAAGGTTGTGCATCCCATGCTGGTCGAGGCGTGTGTTGACTTCTCCGCACGTTTTATTAAGGAAATCTTTCCGCCTACTGGCCCCGTTAAGTCCAAGATCATAGGCGAAGCAGATAAGGCTAAGGTCGGCAAGGCCCAGCGCAAGACTGAATTCATGAACTGGCAGACCACCGAACAGATGGTCGAGTTCCGCTCCGAGCTAGAACAGCTCAGCACGCAGCTGCCACTAGGTGGCGGTCAGTACATGAAGTTCATGTGGAACGCTCGATTCATGCGCCCTGTGTCTGAGTTCGTACCTATTGACGACATCTACTTACCATTCTCTGCCACTAACTTCTACACCGCAGAGCGAAAAACGCACGTTCAGTACGTGACTCAAATGGAGTACGAGAAGCGTGTCGAGGCGGGCATGTACGCAGATATTGACCTGCCTATTGCCAATGAGCCAGAGTTTAGCGCAGCTGAGCGTGCCAACGAGAAAATCGAAGGCAAGCAAAACACCAGCTACAACGAAGACGGTCTGCGGACCATCTTTGAGATCTACACGTTCATGGACTTTGAAGATGGCGAAGGCTTGGCCCCGTACATCTTGAGCGTGGACAAGTCATCTGATAAAGCCCTGGCTATCTACCGCAACTGGGAAGAAGACGACGACAGGAAGAATGAGCTGCATTGGATTGTAGAGTTCCCATTCGTGCCATGGCGCGGCGCTTACCCAATCGGCCTGACTCATATGATCGGCGGATTGAGCGGCGCAGCGACTGGCGCATTACGAGCCCTACTAGACTCGGCTTACATCCAGAACGTACCGACACTACTGAAGCTGAAGGGCGGACCAAACGGTCAGACTCTGAATGTTCAGCCGACTGAGATCGTTGAGATGGAAGGCGGCGCGTTGATCGATGACGTTCGTAAGCTGGCTATGCCGCTGCCGTTCGCCGGTCCAAGCCCGACTTTGTTCCAGCTGCTAGGCTTCCTAGTTGATGCAGGCAAGGGCGTGGTTCAGACTTCCTTTGAGAAGTTTAACGACCAGAATCCTAATGCCCCGGTGGGCACCACGATGGCTATCATCGAGCAGGGCATGGTTGTGTTTAGCTCAATCCATTCTCGCTTGCATGCCTCGATGGCTCGCAGCTTTAATATCCTGCACCGCATCAACAGCATGTACTACACGCAGGAAGAGCTCGATGCCCTGGACGCGGGATTAGAGATCACTGCAGAAGACTTCGATGGCCCATCTGATGTTGTACCGATCAGCAACCCGGCGATCTTTAGTGAGGCTCAGCGCTTCGCACAGATCCAGGCGATCATGGCGCGTGCTGAAAAAATGCCGCAAATGTACGACCAAAAAGCTGTCGAGGAAATGTTCCTACGGACGCTAAAGGTTCCCGCTTCAGAAGTATTGAAGCCGCTACCAGGATCAGAAGACCGAGATCCAGTAAGCGAAAACGTGGCAGCTGCAATGAACCAGGGCATCTATGTGCTCCCTCAACAGGATCACCTGGCTCACCTGCAGGTTCACTTACCGTTCTTAAAGTCGCCAATGTTTGGGTCTAGCCCTGGCATCATGAGCACGTTCTTTTATCCAATGGCCATGCACATGCGTGACCATCTATTGAACTACTACCTGGTGGAGTCGCATAACGCCATCGACGAGGCGCAGAGTCAAGAACTGATCCCGGAAGAAGCAGAGCAGCAGGTTGATGTAATCCTCAAGGTTCAGCAGTTTATTGAAGGACAGCTAGGTGGATTCGCTGAAGAACTGGTTCAGATTAATCAACAAGCAGAACAATTCAAGCCTGAAAACCAGCCGCAACAGCCAGGTGATGCAATGAAGATTGCAGAGCTTAGCGCGCAGATTAAGCAGGGCGAGCTTCAGCAGCGCACCGAGCGTGATGGCGCCAGGCTACAACTGGACAACGCCAAAATGCAGGCGGCTAATGAGATTGCACAGCTTAAAATGCAGCAGAGCGCCGAGATGGAGCGCGCCAAGCTGGCAGCCAAAGAAGCGGACCGTGACGAAAGGGCAGAAATTGCCGGGCTTCGTGAAATGTCTGCAACAGAGCGCAATAACATCAGTGAGATGTCTGAGACGGATCGCCTCAATACTCGTGAAGCAGGCGAGAATAAGCGTAAGGCAGAAGACTTGGCAGCACGAGAGCGCATTAACAGCGCAGATAACATGACCGCCAAAGAATTGGCAGCTATGGAAATGGAGTCTGGTGAAAAGACTTCATACACTAGCGGGAAGGGAATTGATCCATAATGGCATTTCTACAGAGCAACATACCGTATTTTAAATGTTGGGTTAGAAAGGAATACACGCATAATCATGAGAAGTTTCATGGGGAGTTTATTCACGCGATGGCGGTTGCGGTCACGACAATGCCGTCAAGATGCCTAAGCTTTCAGGTTATATTTACCGGGGCGGAAACATATGACAATGACGATCAAAATGTTCACGGCGGGGCAATGTGGGCAAGAATGCCCATAACCGCTTTGGTAGCAGACGAACCGTTTGAGGCGTGGCCAGCGCCTATGCTTGTGCATGACGCTCAGCCATGGGACTGCTCTTCTCGGACTCACAGTGTTTACAAGCTAGACAGGTGCTCGCCCTCACCATGGCTCGCTAAAATAAACGGGAAGATGTATCCCGCTAAGTATTACTTTACTGTTGACTACACGGATTCAGAAATAGCAGATGACCCTGCTCAGCATAAGCAATCTCATGTGCTGGAGCTTCTGGACGCAGGAGAGTGGACAGGTAATATTGTAGCTCTGCCAAATAATCGAGTAAGAGTTACGGCTCCAGCTTGGTTTGAAAGCGGAGAAGGAGCCCCAGAGTTTCGTCCATCTCAGCACACGCATCACAGCAAGTCTGATTTGGATTACACCCTGGACGTTAATCAAGTTTTTAATAATTTATATGCAGAGGAAGACTCAGATGAAAAAAATGAAGACTAAAGGCTACTCCAAAGGCGGCAAGATGAAAACTAAAGGCTACGCAAAAGGTGGCCAAGTAAACATGGACTCAGACCAAGTATCTCAGCACAAGCGCATGGCCGCTGGGCATGCTGTTAACCAAGGCTCTAGTAAAGCGCCTAAGTGAACATCGATTCAAAACTACTGAATCTTCTCAAGGCTAATCAGGCAGAGTTTGCGCTTGAAGCTTTGAAGAAGCCTCATAAAAGCGATGCCTTCGAGTACGGGTTTCGCGTTGGAATGGTTGCTGGATATGAAGCATCCATCAATGTGCTCTTAAACTTACTAGACGAGGAACGAAATAATGACGACGACCTATGAGGACGCAATCGCGGAGGCTTTTCCAACTGTTTGTCCTGGAATTCAGCCTTTCGGTAGCCGCGTTCTGGTTCAAATACGCACCGCTAAGAACAAAACAGCGGGTGGAATAATACTCACTAACGATACCACTGATACGGAGAAGTGGAATACGCAAGTCGCTAAAGTTGTCACAGTTGGACCATTGGCTTTCAAAAATCGTAATACGATGGAGAGCTGGCCAGAGGGTAACTGGTGCAAGGAAGGTGAGTTTGTAAGGGTTGCTAAATACGGAGGAGATCGATGGGAAGTACCTATTCCCGGAGCTACCAACGGCGAAGCAGCAATGTTTGTAATTTTTAATGATCTTGACATTCTGGGTAGCGTTATTGGCGATCCATTAAAAGTTAAGGCATTCATCTGATAAGGAGATGAGTAATGAGTGAAGAAATCGAAGACGGCGTCTTAATTGAAGACGATGAACATGAAAATGAAAATGACAATATCGTCATTGTTGAGGACGATCCTGCTAAGGCGGAGTCAGACGATGACGGTGATGACGAACGTGTCGCAGCAGAATCTGACGACGATGACTCTGAGCGCGAAGCAATTCGTGAGCGGCGTCGAAAGGAAAAGGTAGATCGCAAAGGACGGCGCGAGACTGCCATCAAGCGCGACAAGACCGAGCTGGACTTCTTGCGAGGTCGCAACGACGATCTTGAAAGGCGTATCAGCACACAAGAGCAGCGTGCTCACAGTCAAGAGCTTCACGGCATTGACCAGGCAATTGCTCAGGCCCACAAAGAAGTAAACATGGCTGAGCGGGTGATCGCCAAAGCTGTTGAGAACAACAACGGCAATGACGTTACCAAGGCGATGAAGTATCGTGATGAGGCCATGAATAAAGCGCAGCAGCTGAATTATAATAAACAGCAAGCAGCGCAACAGGTCAACACGGCTCCATCGGTTGATGATCGAACCATGCATCATGCGAGGCAGTTCATGGAAGATAATCCATGGTATGACTCTAATGGTCGTGATGAAGACTCTGCAATCGTAATGGCGATTGACCAATCTCTTAGCCGAGATGGGTACAATCCTCAGACCGAGGAGTATTGGGATGAGCTTACGAATAGGGCGTCTCGACGTTTGCCAGAAAGGTTTGACGACGATGCTTCTTCAGGCAAGCCGACCAAGACAGCACGCAAAGCTAGAGGCGGACCAGCGGTAGGCTCAGGTAAAGAGCATGCCCCAAATTCCACCAGGAGAGAGGTTTATATTAGTCCAGAGCGCAAGGCCGCCTTAGTGGAAGCCGGTGTTTGGGATGATCCGGTACTTCGTACACGCTATGTTAAAAGATACGCGGCCTACGATAAAACCAACGCCTGATCAAAAATAAACCACTTGCTTTAATAAGTGTATATAATACATACTGAAGCAATCGCTGAATAAAGGAGCGACTATATAATGAGCAACACAGACGAACGAGTAAAGAAATCTGCAGACGAAGGACGAGAGAACCGTGCAATGACAGACCGTGTCATTACAGAAAATCGGGAGGTCTCTGAGAGCGAGCGGGTAGAAATGTTCCGTCAGAATTTATTTCAGTCTTCATTGCCTGACTTACCTGACTTACCTGGCTGGCATATGTGCTGGCTTACAACATCTAATCCACGTGATTCAATCCAAATGCGTATTCGCTTAGGGTATGAACCAGTTAAGCCAGAAGACGTTCCTGGCTGGGAGTATGCTTCACTCAAGACGGGTGATTGGCAAGGCTTCATTGGGGTTAATGAAATGCTGGCGTTTAAGCTGCCTATCTCGCTATACGAGAAATTTATGATGGAAGCCCATCATGACGCTCCGAACCGAGAAGAAGGTAAGTTACGAGACACCGCTGACTTCTTGGCCCAACAGGCCGAAGGATCAGGAAGCAAGATTGTGCAAGGTGATGGTAATAAAGAACTTGGAGAAAGCCGCTTAGGTCAATTTGACTTAGGTTGACGAACAATCTATTTAACCAAAGGAGCTTAGTATGTCTACGACTACTGAAGCATTTGGCTTCCGCGCGTCCTACCACAATAGTGGTCGAATTACGGCGAAAGCTTACACCATTGCCTCTGGATACGCCATGAACGTATTCTCCGGTGACCCTGTAAAACTAGTTGATGCAGGTACAATCCAACTAGCAACTTCTGACGGCACTCGTTCTGGAACAGCTGGCGGTATCAATAACCTTGGTATCTTTGCTGGCGTTTCTTATGATGATGCATTAGGAAAGCCAACTCTCTCGCCATTTTGGCCAGCGAGCGCATCAGCAACAAATATCGTGGCATGGGTTTATGATGACCCTGAGATTATATTTGATGTTGAGTACCCTAACCCATCTGCAGGAACTACGGTTCAAACTGCTGTTGGCGAAGAGTGCGACTGGACTATAGCTTCACCAGGTGGCTCTACTGCTACTGGTTTATCTAATACGTCACTTACTGCTATCCAAGCTACCTCTGGTCAGTACCAGATTACAGGTATCACGGGTGGTCCGAATAACTTGATTACAGATGCATTTGTAAAGGTTTCAGTTCGTATTAACGAACACCAATACAAAGCTTCCGTAAACTCAATTTAAGGAGGTCTAGAACATGGCTACTCCAATGAGAAGTACGGACTTTCGGTCGGTCGTTGAGCCAATCCTCAACGAAGTTTTTGACGGAGTTTATGATCAGCGAGCTGACGAATGGAAGAAGATCTTCCGCGAGCAGAAAGGTATTCCACGCAACTACCATGAAGAACCAGTTCTTTACGGTTTCGGCGCGGCACCTGAGCTTCCAGACGGTATGGCAGTTACATATCAATCAGGCGGCATCTTGTTTGTACAGCGTTATCTTTACCACGTGTATGGCCTTGCGTTTGCATTGACCAAAGTGTTGGTTGAAGACGGCGACCATATTCGTATCGGTCAGACTTACGCTAAGCATTTAGCCCAGTCTTTGATTGAAACGAAAGAGACGTTGACTGCCAACATCATGAACCGTGCGTTTAACGCTGCGTTTACTGGTGGTGATGGTGTTTCGTTGACTGCTACCAATCACCCAATTGTGAATGGTGTATTCAGCAACCAGCTAACTACTTCTGCTGTGTTGTCTCAAACCTCTCTTGAGCAGATGCTCATTCAAGTTCGCAACGCTGTTGATAACAACGGTAAGCGTATTCGTTTGAATCCTACTCAAATCGTTACTGGTCCTAGTAATGTTTTCCAAGCGGAAACTTTGCTTAAATCAGTATTGAGGTCTGGTACTGCTGATAACGACATTAACCCTGTTAAATCAATGGGTCTATTGTCGGATGGTCAAGCTAACCTTTCCCGTATCACTTCTACCACCGCTTGGTGGGTTCAAACTGACGCTCCTGAAGGCTTAAAGCTTCTCATGCGCCGTGGTTTGGAGAAGTCTATGGAAGGCGACTTTGCAACTGACTCTATGCGCTATAAAGCGACTGAGCGTTACACAGTTGGTTGGACTGACCCACGTGCCGTATATGGCACATCTGGTGTGTAAGTAAGCACCCCGTTCCAGGCTCTAGAGGCTCCCCTTCTAGAGTCTGGAACACTAATTTTTAATCTTGTTGTTGACAGCTTCGGCTGACGACATGCAGACAGCAACAGGATCTTTTTAACTCGCATGTGAGGCATTTAATATGAGTAATACAACTTTTAGTGGTCCAGTCACTTCGACCAACGGTTTTGTCGGCGACCTAACGGGTAATGTAACGGGTAACATCAGCGGCAGTGTAGCTAATCCTACCTATACGCATACAGCTGTAACAGCTAACGCTACTGCAACACTGACAGCAGCTAAGGTTGCTTCAGGATACATCACCTCTACTTCCGCTGCTGCCACTACTCTAACATTGCCTACGGGTACGTTATTGGGTACGGCTTTGGGCGCAGCAAAGGGTACTGTATTTGACCTGTATATTGATAACACCGCAGGCGCGAGTGTCGTGACCATGGCTGTTGCCGTGAATGGCATCAAGTCCGCGTTAGCCGCTGCAGAAGCAGGCGGATCTGGTCTTTTAACCATACCGTCTGGCGTTACTGGTCAAGCACAATTTACTCTTATGTTCTCTAGCGCAACCGCCTACACATTTAGCCGCGTTGCATAAACTAGATCAGCCCACTTCGGTGGGTTTTTGAACTTAGAGGAGTAAATCATGCGACCAATTAAAGTAGGTACACTGACACCCACGGACACCTCTGCAGTCTGGTTCAACGCGAACGGACTGACGAGTACCGGGGCGGCGGTTGCTGTTACGCAAACTAGTACGGGAGACGGCCTCGCTCATCGAGTGACGTTAACCGCTCCAGTCCAGGCTACCCTGGCAGGTGTTGCATTCACGATTGTGGGAACTAACGCCAGCGGCGCTGCCCAGAGTGAAGTGATTGCAGCTGGCCCGGCAAGCGGAGCAACCGTGAGCGGAGCTAAGTTCTTCCTTACTGTTGAAACAATCCAACCTGGCGCCACCATGGGCGTTAAAGTCCTTTCTGTGGGTATATTGGCTGAAGCCATCGGCCACTGGAATAACCTAGAAAACACAATGTCTGCCCCGATGGTTATGGTCGGCGTTACTGGAACCATCGATTATAGCGTGTACCAAACACCTGCTAATATCTTTGATGCCCCAGAGCGAGACGCAGTGTATACGTCTATCGGTATGCCAATTACTGGCCTCTCTACTGTCACAGCTAATGTTTTGGCTGCAGGTGGTGAAAGTTGCCGGGCGATTATGCTTCGAGTTAACTCATTTACCGCTGGCGCAACCATCACGATGTACATCAATAACTCAGGAGGCGGATACTAATGACCATTAAGTATATGGACGAATTTGAATTCCCTTCTGACTTCGGTTTTACTAGCTCTTCGACACCTGTGAAGATGAATCGTGGCGGGATGAAGAATCTCCGCGACGAGGAAGCTCGCGTTATTGGCGTCCAGGACAATGCAGCTGATGAGATGCGCAGAATTGAAGGTCGTAGATCAAATGATGCAGCTGAGCGTAAAGATAAACGTGCCCAGGTAGCTCGCGTTGGATCTCGTGAGCGTAACGCTCATGATGAGATGACTCGATTACGTGGCGAAGCTGAGAATGGTTTTAGAGCGGCTAAAGGCGGTTCTAAAAAGGACTGGATCAAAGGCGCTGTAAAAAAGCCAGGAGCTCTTCGTGAGTATATGGATACTCCGGAAGGGCAGAGCATTCCAAAAGGCAAGCTAAACAAGGTTGCCTCTGGAAAGCCAGCTGTAGCAGGTGGTCCTAAGCCATCAGCCAAGACAATGCAACGAGCAAACCTCGCTAAGTCATTTTCTAAGATGAAATAGGAAATTAGTCATGAAACAAGGTTATAATGATCGCTTAGATGACTCGATGGGCGCTAGGAATGGCAAAAAAGGCCAGTCTATGAAGTCTCGCCGCCATGAAAGCGAAGGCATGGAGAAATCCATGGGAAAACGTAAGTTTTCAGGCGATATGAGCAGCCTATGCGGCTGTAGCACAGGCGGATCTCTCGAAGAATTCAAAGAAATGGGAACCATGAAGAAGTCTTGGACTTAAATCCTGCTTCTTTATAGGGTATGCTGTATCAGCAACCATACTAGATTAACGAATATGGGAATGATATGGCATACTCCGGCAATATTGGTGTAAAAACCTTCAACGCCCTGAAAGTGATAGACCACGCCTTCAGGCGATGTCGGCTGCCTGCTCAAGCAATCACTTCAGAGATGCAAGAGTACGCTCTTGACTCTCTGACATTCATGCTTGACGAGTTAGCTAACATCCGCACCCCTGCCTGGTGCATAGAACAGCAAATCCTGCCTTTATACGAAAATAATCAAATTGTGACGCTTCCAAAGGGCACAATAGACGTTTTAAACCTGAATTTAAACATACTTCAGGAGCTAAGCGGCACTGTAACGGCCACAAATACCTCTTATTTAGTCAATTTTACCACCGAAACTATCGTTAATTTCATCGGAATTAAGTGGTCTGCGGGCGCTATTCCGGTCACTTTTCAGACCAGTACGGACAATATTACGTGGGTTGATGTCGGCACTTCGACTAGTTTAAACCTATCTACGGCAGCTACAGCGGTAGCCGGTAACATTACCTGGACCCAGATAACGGGCGCTTTGGCTAAGCAATACTTCAGAATCGTGCCGACTGACGGCGTTTCTACCATTTCTTACACCACAATAACGCTAGGTAATATGCCTCAAGCGATTCCCCTGGGTATCTTGAGTAGAGATAATTACGTCAATCAGAGCAATTTAGTCTTTGCCGGGCGTCCAAGCAGCTTCTATTATCAGCGCGATATTCCGCAGCCTGTGGTAAATCTTTGGCCAGCGCCAAGCGCTGCGTCTGAAAAGTACCAATTAGTGCTCTGGCGTCATCGTCAAATCATGGATACAGACAATCTACAGCAAGAAATAGAGATCCCTAACCGCTGGCTAGAAGCCATAATAAACGGTTTAGCCGCCAGGGTTTGTGCTGAAACTCCCGCTGCTGATGCTCAACTTATGCCAATGCTCGATGCTAAGGCAACAATGAGCATGCAGAGAGCGTGGGATGGCGACAACGATGGATCTCCAATTCAGATTAATCCAGGCATAGGAGCTTATACAGCATGAGCACTTATCTCGATCCGATGGGGCAACCCACATTCGGAATCGCCATATGCGCTAGATGCTCTGGCAAGTTCTTGCTGGCTGAACTTTCTCCTGATCCTAACTTCCCTGGGCTTATGGTTTGCGCAGCAGACAAGGACGAATACGATCCTTATCTCTTGCCGCCAAGGCGTCCAGATCAAATTGTTTTGCCGTTTAATAGGCCCGACACCAACATAAACACACACCCGGCTGGCGTCATTCAAGAAGCTGGCGATGAATTTATTGTCACTGAAGACGGCAAGGAATTCCTGGAGATGAATTAATGACGACAGATGTTCCCAGTAATTTAATACCCAGCAGGGTAACTCAGCTTCCTACTGCGCCAGTGGCTTCGCCAGATGGCTTGTTGCTGTTCACTTATCAGGGCGTTAGCTACCAGATTCGTGCTGGCGACCTTCTTAATGTCACGGGTGTTCCAACGTCCAGGCAAGTGCTTGCCGGGACCGGAATGGCTGGCGGCGGTCCTTTATCGTCTGATGTGACCCTGAGTATTGCTCCGGGTGGCGTAGGAACGACTCAGCTGGCTATTAGCGGCGCGACTGCCGGAACCTATGGCGATGCTGCTAATGTGCCCGTTCTCACTGTAGACGCCACAGGACGCATCACAGCGGTTAGTTCTGTACCAGCTACTATTACGGGTTATGTTCCAACAAGCCGTCAGATCATCGCTGGGGCAGGCTTAGAGGGTGGCGGCAACCTATTCTCTGACGTTACCTTAACTGCAGACTTTGAAGATACGGCGCCATTAACTGCTACCACTGGCGGTTCGGCAGGCTCTTTAAATGAGCTTTCCAGAGGCGATCACCAGCATCCTCCAGTAGATCTTAATGATGCAGACCAAATTGATGGCACATTGCCGATTGACCAGGGCGGTACAGGTAGAAGTAACTCTAGCACCCCTGGTGGTGTCGCTTATGGCGGCGGTAGTGATATACGGTTAGGTTCTGCAGGTGCTTCTGGCCAAGTATTGGTTTCAGGCGGTACAGGAGCCTATACGTGGGGTTCTGCGATTGTCGTGACCGATCAGCCAGCTAACGTGATTTACGGTGGCCCGGCTGCAGGAGCAGACGCCCCAACCGCTTTCCGAGCACTGGTTAATGCTGACCTACCTGCTTCTGGCGCAGTTGCCGGGACATATGGATCTTCTGCCTTGATCCCTGTCGTTACCGTTGACGCAAAAGGCGTGATAACTGGCGTAACAACGGCCTCTTTTCAGACCGGTTTAGCGTATCAAGGCGTCTGGAACGCATCTACAAACACCCCAGCTTTGGCCTCTGGAACAGGAACACAGGGCTATTATTACATCGTAAGCGTTGCCGGAAGCACTAATTTAGACGGAATAACCGACTGGGCTGTAGGTGACTGGGCTGTATTTAGCGGCGCTGTTTGGCAGAAACTTGATCAAACTAACAGTGTAGTCTCTGTAAATGGCGCGTCAGGTGTTGTCGTCTTGGATGCTGCAGACGTAGGTGCTGCTGCAACAGACGGAACAGGCGCCACAGGTACTTGGGCTATTTCCATATCTGGAACGGCTGCAAGCGCTACTAATGTGGCGGGTGGCGCAGCTAACCGAATAGTTTATAATACAGGTTCAGGTGCGAGTGGCTTCTTAGTTGCTCCCACTGTAACGGACACATTTTTAAAGTGGACTGGTTCCGCATTTACTTGGACCACTGCGGTAACAGCAGCGGTTACCAGTTTTAGCGCAGGTACGACAGGGCTTACGCCAAGTACAGGCACGACTGGCGACATTACTTTAGCGGGTACTTTAGCTGTAGCCAACGGCGGCACAGGACTAACAACACCAGGAGGTAGCGGAAACGTATTAACCTCTGATGGCGCAGGTAATTGGGCCTCTACCACACCAGCAGCTGGCGTAACACTTGATGATGTAATTGCTCTGTCAATTGCACTAGGATAGGAGAATAAGATGGCAAATGCATTTACACGAAAACTATCCACAGGCATTGGCACTGCGCTAACTGCTGTCGGTAGTTATACGGTTGGAGCTTCGACTCAAACCACGGTTATCGGACTAACGGTAGCCAACACGAGCGCAGCAACCGTAAACATCGACGTAACCGTTAATGACGGGTCTACAGATTACTATGTTGTTAAGGACGCTCCTGTACCTGTTGGCGGTGCTCTGGTGCCAATCGGCGGTAACCAGAAAATAGTCTTGATTACGGGCGACTCTATAAAAGTCAACTCAAGTGCGGCGTCATCAGTTGATGCAGTGTTATCAATTTTGGAGATCACATAACATGTCTAATCCTTATATCGGTAATACGCCAACTAACGTCCCACTAACGACTGATCAACTGGCAGATGGTATAGTAACCACTGCTAAACTAGCCTCGCCCATCGCTCCCACCATTGTAGGTGGTACGATTGACAATGCTGTTATCGGGGGCACTACTAAAGCCGCTGGTTCTTTCACAACTGTAACTGCTACCACTGGAATAACTGGCGGTACTTTTTAATGATATTTTTAATGAGCGGAGGCTAACATGGCTGAAACAGGATACACACCGATTCAACTCTATCGCACGGCGACTGGTTCAGCTGTTCCTACTGCTGGAAACATGGCTGATGGCGAGCTTGCGATTAACACTAACGATGGCAAGTTGTTCTTTAAGAACTCTGGAGGAACAGTCACTGAGATTGCATCCACTGGCGGTTCAACGGGAACGGTTAGCTCGGTTGGCGGTACAGGTACCGTTAACGGCATCACACTGACGGGCACTGTAACCAGTACGGGCAACTTGACGCTAGGTGGAACACTAGCCAACGTAGACTTAACTTCTCAGGTTACTGGAACGCTACCAATTGCCAATGGTGGTACCGGTTCTACCGCTACGGCATACGCCAGCCTAACGGCAAATGTCACAGGTACGTTACCAGTTGCTAATGGTGGCACAGGAGCAACCTCTTTAACTGCTAACAATGTAGTGCTTGGTAATGGCACTTCTGCTGTTCAAGTGGTCGCGCCAGGAACTTCTGGTAATTTATTAACCTCAAACGGAAGTACGTGGGCATCTACCACTCCTGCCGCGAGCGGTATTTCTGCAGGTTTAAGCATTGCGTTAGCAATGGTAATGGGATTTTAGGAGAAAAGCATGGCTAATCCAAACATCGTCGCTGTAACGAGTATTTACGGCAAAACTACTTATTTAACACCATCGGCAACCACTTCAGTGGTATTACTGCCTAATGCGGCTTCAAGCGGTACGGTTATGAAAATTAACCAGATTGTGGCTTCAAACGTAGACGGTAGTAATGCTGTTAACGTGAGCGTTGACATATACACCAATGGTGCAGTGGCTCAAGGTTCTGCCCCATCAGGCGGTACAGCGTACCCGATTGCTTCGACAATCTCGGTTCCTGCTGATGCCACGTTGATTGTGGTAGACAAGACAACAGCCATTTACTTGGAAGAGGGCACTTCAATTGCCGTCACAAGTGGAACGGCCAGTAAGATTTCATACAGCGTGAGTTACGAATTGATCTCTGCTGCATAAAGAGGATGTAAGACGATGGCCATAACCGACAGAAAAGGCGGGTTTATATTCCCTGGTTACGATCCGCTTCAGGTACCAAATCCGCCTACGGGTGTTGCGGCATCAGCCTCACCATCTTCATCGGTAACTTTTACTGCCCCCACAGTTGTTGGCGGTGCGGCCATAACGTCTTATACGGCTACCGCAATACCAGCTTCTGGGGTAGCAATTACTGCTACGGGTGCCAGTTCCCCTGTAGTTTTATCGGGGCTTGCTATTGGAACCGCTTACTCCGTCCGTGTTACCGCTTTTAATCCCTACGGCCCCAGCGCATCCAGTACCCCTGTGAGTGTAACGCCTATCTCCCCTGGGCAATCAGCTTACACAACTGCGGGAACTTTTTCTTGGGTTGCCCCTTCTGGAGTAACCAATGTTTCCGTTGTAACCGTTGGTGGTGGTGGTGGCGGCACATATAACGGTAGTGGTAATAGTGGTGGCGCTGGCGGTGGTCTTGCTTGGAAGAATTCTATTTCAGTTACTCCGGGGAGTTCTTATACAGTAGTAGTTGGTGCAGGAGGACTACCCTCACCAGGAGACAACGTGGTAGTAGCGAGTGGACAGGATTCAACTTTTCAGACTGTTACTGGTGGAGGTGGAGCTAACGCACTCAGAAGTACTACAGCGATTGGAGGCGCACCATCAAATCACGGTGGAGGAGGTTCTGGAGGAGATGCATACGAAGGAGGCAATGGCGGTGGTGGTGCCGGTGCTGGCGGTTATTCCGGTGCTGGAGGAAGGTTTCAATCCGGAACTGCCTATGATGGCGCAGGCGGTGGTGGAGCTGCGGGTGTTACCGGTAGTGGATCTACTGGTGCTGGTGCTGGTGGCGGTGTTGGTATTTTAGGAGAAGGCGCTTCTGGTACTGCGACTAATACCGTAGGTAGTAGTGTTGGTGGTGGTGGTGGCTCAGGTGGTGCAACTGGTGCTGGAGGCGGTAATAGTCATGCTATCAATAATGGTGGCTTATATGGCGGTGGCGCGGCTGGTATGTATAACGGCACTACAGCAGCCACAGGCGCTTCTGGCGCGGCTCGTATCATCTGGCCAGGAGATACTAGATACTTTCCATCCACAGGCACAGGGGATCAATAAGTGTATATTAAAAGTATTAATAGCTACTTCATAGAAAACCCCAAATGTGGTTCGCGTACTGTGGATTATGTTTTGAAGAGTATTTTCCCCGTTGACGATATGTCCCTTGAAGGGCATTTACCTTTTGAAGATGTAATAGGTAAAATACCTAAAGACGCCAAAATATACGGTGTAGTAAGGAATCCTCAAGATAGGCTGATTAGCGCGTTATTCATGTGGTGTACCACCACGGCACAGGTAGATGAACATTTAAGAAGAGTGCTTGGAGGGATGAAAAGTAATGATCGATGTCTAGTCCATCATGTATACGGACCTCAAGTACGTTATGTTCCTAATTCTCCAAGGGTAAAGATTTTTACTTTTGAAAACTTAACCGCTCTCATTAGATTATTGGGGTGGAAGAAAGAAATACCCCAGCAAAATAAAGCGTTGGTTGGCCTGTCTGCAGAAGATGCGAAAAATAGACCATTATTTTCTGAAGTGTTAAATCTTTATAAAGATGATTTTTCTTTATATCAAAATATCCGCCTAGCGGGAGGTCAATAATGCCCAATTTATCTGGTAAGTGGACACAGTCACAAGTTTTATCTGCGGGCATAGCTTGGTATAAATTACCTGGTCCACCAACCAGCGTTTCATCAGTTGCAGGAAATGCCAATGCAGTTGTTTCGTTCACTGCTCCCGCTGACTTAGGAATACCATCCGTTTATCAATACGTTGTCACTGCAACGACTGGTGGTACCAGCGTAACTGGGACGGGATCATCATCTCCCATCACAATATCGCTGACCAATGGCCTCACCTACACGATTGTAATTCAGGCACAAAACACCGCAGGATATAGCGCTTCTGCCTCAGGCGGATCAGTTTCCCCTGTTGGGCCACTGCAATACGCCTACACAACGGCGGGAACTTATACTTTTGTAGCTCCAACGAACCTAAGCCCATCTACCGTATCTGCTATAGCGGTGGGTGGCGGCGGCGCTGGATCAGCAGGTAGAGCTGGAGGTAACGGTAATGGCGGCGGCGGTGGCGGTTTAGGTTATGTTAATAACGTAAGTGTTTCTGGGGGGACTAGCTATACCGTTGTGGTTGGTGCCGTTGGGGGTAATAGCACTATAAGTTCATTTAGTCTAGCGGGTAATGGTCCTACCGGAACGTATAATGATACTGGCGGTACATACACAGGTGCTGCTGGTGGTGGTAACGGAGGTAACGGTGGTTATAACGGTAGTCCTGGCGGAGGCGGAGCTGGCGGATATTCTGGCGGAGGCGGTACAGGTAGCGGTAAGGGTGGTACTGGCGCAGGATCAGGCTCTCCTGGCGGTGCTGGCGGTGGTGGAGTAGGAATATTAGGTCAAGGCTCTAATGGTGCTGGCGGTACAAGCTCTTATAGTGCCGGAACAGCTGGGCAGAATGGCGGCGGCGGCGGCGGCGGTGGTTCTTATAATGGTGCCGTAGGCGGCGGTGGTGGCGGGTCAGGCGGTAATAATGGCTCTAACTCCACAGGAACTATTGTCGGGGCTGCAGGTGGCGGCTATGGCGGAGGCGGAGGCGGTGGAGCCACGTCAGGTTTAGGAGCTGGTGGAGCAGGCACATCTGGTGCAGTTCGTATAATCTTTTCTACGTCTGGCATGTCAAGATCATTTCCATCTACAAATACAGGAGATTTATAATGAAATGTTATATTAGAGTAGTAGACGGTGCTCCTCATGAACACCCAATTGTTAAAGTTAATATGGAGCAGGCTTTCCCTGATATAGATCTTGATAACCTGCCGCCTGAATTTAATCAGTTTGTTCGGCTTGAGGCTCCAGCATTAGGCGTGTACGAGAAAAATCAGACCGTTTTTTATGAGCTTGTTGAGGGTATGGCCGGTACTTATACGGACGTATTTTCCTGCGAACAGATGACCACAGAAGAAATAACGGCCAAACAGGACGTTGTTAAAGCTGAATGGGCTGTTTCCCCAAACTGGGCTTCTTGGACATTCAATGACGCCCTATGCACTTACGTTCCTCCTGTTCCAATGCCCGACGATGGTCTTTTATATGCATGGAGTGAAAGCACGCTGACTTGGGTTCAAGTTGACTATCCTTGGGATGGGGAGATTTCATAATGTCAATTAAAGACTGGCCAGGTGGTGTTATATCAAATTCTCCAGTAGTTCCTGCAGGGCCGTATCAAACTGACGCGGCTTCTGGTATATGGACCTTAGATCAAGCTGCTGACTATGCTAAGCAGGGTATTTGGCCTGTGGCGGGGAGTGTCGCTCCAATGAATGTTGACTACCTATTAGTGGCTGGTGGCGCTGGCGGTGGTGGTGGCTATTACGGTGGTGGTGGTGGAGCTGGCGGCATGCAAACCAGTACTGTCAGTATTATAGTAGGTGCTACTTTCTCTATCAGTGTGGGTGGTGGCGGTGCTGGTGGTAATCATTACTCCCACGGAGCCCCTTGGCGCGGGACTAGCGGTACTAATTCTAGTATATCGGGTGGCGCATCTGCTTCCTCAACGGGCGGCGGTGGTGCTGGTGGTTATAAATCAGGCTATCAAACAGGTCTAAATGGTGGATCAGGTGGTGGATCAGCTAATGGAACCCCCGCAGGCGGCACAGGAGTAGTAGGGCAGGGCTATGCAGGTGGTGGTGGTGGGTCTTATGATAATAACGGCAGTGGTGGTGGTGGTGGTGGTGCGGTTGGTATAGCCCCACCTACTAGCAATACTGGTGGTTATGGTGGCGTTGGCCTATCTAACTCAATAATAGGTTCAGCAACTTATTATGCAGGCGGTGGTGGAGGTGCTTCACAGACAGGCACTGCTGCTGGTGGAAATGGTGGTGGTGGTAATGGCACCAGTCAATTCCATACAAATGGTGGTAATGGTACAGCAAACTCAGGCGGTGGTGCTGGCGGAATGAGAGGTGGTAATGCTGATGGCGGCACAGGAGGTTCTGGCGTTGTTATACTCCGTTACCCTGACTCTAACGGAACAGCCGCCTCAGTATCAGGTGCGACTTACTCTAACCCTACTGGCTACCATGTTTATAAGTTCAACGGCTCTGGTTCGATAACCTTCTAATGGCTAATAAACTGGTGCTATTGGCAGGACTACCCCGAACTGGTTCCACGTTACTAGCGAATATACTTGCTCAGAATAGTAGATTCCATCTTGAAAGTAATTCGGGTCTATGTCAGTTGATGTGGGATATGCAGGAGTCATGTGATAGTAATTGTGTAGAACAGTTAACCGCTAACAACAAGCTAGAATCAGTAAGATCTAGCCTTGTTGGGGGGTTGCCAGATATTTATTACAAAGGGATTTCTGACAAGGTTATTTTTGATAAGTGTCGCCCGTGGGTGATGCCTGCAAATATAAAAATGGCCAAAGAATACATCTCTAAGGATATTAAAGCGATTGTTCTTGTTAGGCCTATAAATCAGATAATAAAGTCTTTCGCTAAGTTGCATTTTAAAAATGGTGGGGACGCCTCTATTTATAGTGAATTATTAGAGAATGATTTGGAAGTGGTGATGCGGTCATTTACAGCCACCTACTTAGCGGCAAAAGAAAAATACAGTAACTGTTTATTTGTATCTTACGATAGCATTGTTGAAGACACTGCAAACGTATTAAGAGAAATATACAGCTTCATTAATGAAGATAAATTTATACATGATGTTAATTCAGTTAGGCAGGTTATCAGTGAAGAGAAATCCACATATAACCTAAAAAATATACATTCTATAAGAAATAAAGTTTCTAAAATTAAGAATGATATAGTCTTACCTGAGTGGGTTGAAGAAAAATGTCGCATCATGACTAACGCTCTTTACACAGAATTCAAGGGGATGAAAAATGGCTCACTTTGCGGAACTGAATAATGATAACGTGGTTATTCGTGTCTTAGTGGTAAGAAATGAAGACATTTTAGACTCTAATGGAGACGAGTCTGAAGACGTTGGGGTCAGTTACTGCCAGGCACTTTTTAGCGGTAATTGGGTTCAGACCAGTTATAACCATAATATCAGAAGAAAGTATGCTGAAATTGGCGGATATTATGATGAAAGTGCTAATGTATTTATTAGTTATAATCCTTATCCTAGCTGGATTCTTAACGAGAATAGTGACTGGGAAGCGCCGCATAGCGCCCCTAGTGATGATAACCATTATCGGTGGGATGAATCTACGGTAGATTGGGAGCAGATACCTTATGATGAATTACCTCCCGCATTGCAATCTTAGGGTGATACCGTGCTAGCTGCAATAAGCGCGTTAATCGGACCAGTTTATGCTAGCCGATAAGCTGAACGATTTGCGCATAGTGCCTCGCGGTATGCTGATCGTATACATGGTGGTTTTTTACCAGGTGATTCAGTGGTTCATGGATTTGCCTGACCCTAGCATAGCCCAGGCAGGTCTTGTGTCAGTAGTAACAAGCGCAGGCGCGGCATGGTTCGGTTTATATGTCAGCACAGGAGTTAAGAAGTAATGATTGCAAGTTTATTAGCGGTTATCACCTCATCAACTGTGGGTGGTATTGTTGGCGGTGTATTTGGCTGGCTTAATAGGCGTGAAGATAGGATCGTCGGCTTACAGAATCAAACGCATGAATTAAGGATGATTCAAGCTCGCGCCAACGCCGGGCAGCAAATATCAGAAGCTAGAGCCTTTGAAGAGTCACAGAAAACGGTGGGGTGGTTTGCTGCCGGTATTAAATCAGCAATAAGGCCGATTATTACCGGAGTACTTTACTGGTATGTATGGAAGTTTATAGTAGTGCTGCAAGACATTACCGGTGGTCTTGAAAGTATTGATCCCGTAGCAGCGCTAGCATTGTATGAAATGATTATGTTGTCCATTGTTAACTTGGCATCTATGGCAACTAGCTGGTGGTTTGCATCACGACCTAGCGGCGCGAACACCATAGCAATTAGTAGAGAGAAATAATATGAGCTACACGATGACTTACGACAGTCTCCTGGTAGATCTTCGCCGCTATTTAGAGCGAGGATTCACTGAGGCGAGCGATCAGATCGTATTTGATCAGCTTCCACGTTTAATTACGCTGGGAGAGCGCAGAATTGCTCGTGAGCTGAAGATAGAAGGCTTTATAAGGGCGGTGAATTTACCCCTTTCCATAGGTGTTTCAACGTATTTGAAGCCGGATAGGTGGCGAGATACCGCATCCATGAACATTGCTGGCACTTCATTGTTTTCCAGGTCTTACGAGTATTGCCGTAATTACTGGACAGATGAGTCCGAAACAGGTACTCCTGAGTTTTATGCTGATTATGACTATCAACATTGGCTAATCGTGCCCACTCCTGCTGCTGCAAGCACCATGGAAATATTATACTATGAACAACCTGCACTGTTAGGCGATGATCTACAGAGTAATTGGCTGACAGAATACGCGCCAGATGTACTATTATATGCTTCATTGTTAGAGGCGACTCCATTCTTGAAGAATGACGAGCGTGTTCCGATGTGGACGGGAATGTATGATCGGGCAGCGCAAGCGTTAAACGGCGAAGATCTGGCCAAGATTATGGACCGATCCGCACAAAGGAGTGAAGCATAATGCCTAGTTATACCGATGTGTTTGGCGGCGCCAACATTTATCCAAGCGAGATCAGCTACAGCGCTGTTGCCCTGAGCGCAGATATAACCCTAAGCTGGCCTGAAGAAACGTCAACAAACGTCAATCTCGCCACGCGAATAATGGATGTAACCCCGGCTTCTGCCGGTTTTAGTATTATCCTTCCAGATGCTCAAAAAAGCGGAACAGGTAATACGATTCTTTTTAATAACAAGGGCTCTGACATATTTACTGTCAAGAATGCTGGAGGTGTTCAAGTTGGCACTATCGCTGCTGGTCAGCTTTGGCAGGTCTATTTAACGGACAACACCACGACTAACGGTGTTTGGCAGCTTCTTCAGTACGGCGCAACAACTTCAAGCGCTAATGCTTCGGCTTTGGCTGGTACGGGCATTGTGGCCGTGGGTACGGTTCTTTCTCAGTCAGTGCCTATTACAGCGTTTAACTCCAATTACACTGCTGGCGATACTGACCGAGCCAGGATGTACAACTGGACTGGAGCTGGCGGTGTTCTAACGCTACCAGATCCAACTGTTGTGGGAGATAACTGGTTCATTTACCTGCGTAACTCCGGTTCTGGCCAAGTTGCAGTTACTCCAACAGGTT